AGTAAACGGAAAACAAAGTACTACAAAACAAATTGAAAAGGCATTCTACTTAGATGAATATAAAGATTTTAATGATGTTAGGGCCTCAGTATTAAACGCTCAACAATCTTATGACACTGTTCCTGAATCTACCCTAAGAAGACTAGGTTTTTTTAAACAAGAAACACCAGGTATCTTTAATCCAAATACTGGACTGAATGTTAATAGTAAGGGTAACACAACAAAACTTGCAATCGAACCAAAATCAAGTAATTCGGGTCCAATACCAATTAAAGTTGTGCCTCATGATTCTACTGATACAACTAATTCGGGAGGAAATATTGATCCCCTCGAGCCCTCGTCTTCTACTGATACAACAAAAACAATAACTCCCTCAATCTCTAATGTTGGTTTATTAAGATATCCTCTTGCCAACTTAGAAGCTGCTGAGGCTCTTGGTATTACTTATGACTACATTAAGATTAGTATTCAAGATTGGAAATCTTCTATAGTAGGTGGTGATAAAGGGTACAAGGCAAAAGACACTCTTGTTACCACTGCATCTAAAAGATATAAACAAAGTAAAGGAACATTGGGAACAATCATCCTACCAATGACAAACAATTTGGCTTCAACAAATGGTGTTAACTGGGGAGAAGCAAATGCCAATGCGATTCAAATGGCAATGATGGCGTCTGTAAATAATTTTTTACAGGATCCGGGAGATACAGGTATAGTAGATAGCCTTAAACAATTTGCAACTAATTCCCTACAAGGAGCAACAGGTCTTCTTACTGATGCGATAAAAAATAAACCTGCTGTCGCATCTCTTCTTGCTGGTTATGTTATAGGCAACACTTCTATGGCTACAAGGGCTAGTGGAAAGACTATTAACCCAAATATGGAACTTTTATTCAATGGTCCAAAATTAAGAACATTCGGTTTTAATTTTCAGTTTGCACCAAGATTTAAGAAAGAAGCAGAGACAGTCAGAACAATTGTACATACACTTAAGAGGTTCTCCGCACCAGAAATTGATAAAGCAGGTGGGATATTCCTAAAAACACCAAAAATATTCCAATTAGAATACATATATAATGGAGATGGTAGTGATGTTGCTAGTGGGCAGACACATCCATATCTGAATAAAATAAAACCATGTGCTCTTATTAATGTTGTGGTAAATTACACGCCCCAGGGTAAGTATATGACATATGCTGATGGTGGTTCTATGGTTTACACTACAATGACTCTGAATTTCACAGAAATTGAACCCATATATCAAAATGATTATACTGACGACGATCATCCAGGTTACTAAAAATGGCAATACCATATTTTAGATATGTTCCTAACTTTGAGTATGTCAACAGACTCAAAGACAATCAAACCATATCTGCATATATTCAAACTAAAAACCTGTTTAAGAGAGGTATTCTTCGCGAAGATATTTTTACAAATCTATCATACTTTACGAAATACACCATAGTTGGTGATGAAAGACCAGATAATATTGCGAATAAAATATATGGATCACAATACTATGATTGGATAGTTCTTCTTTCTAATAATATAATCAATTATCAGGACGAATGGCCATTATCCCAAAAATCATTTGAAAACTATTTGGATACCAAATACGTTACACAACAAAAATTATACGAAATTAATCATTATGAGACTATTGAAGTAAAAGACCTCTCAGGATTTACAATTGTACCTAAAGGTCTTCAGGTTGATAAGAATTTTTCCTTCACTTATCATGATACGAAAATTGGTGTTGAATTAACAAAAACTGGAATTACTCAAGAATTTACCAATTATGACTATGAAGTGAAAAAAGAAGATGATAAGAGAAATATATTTTTACTTAAACAAGATTATATCAATATTATCGAAAGAAATATAAAGTCTTCAATGATCTACAAAAAAGGTAGTAGTCAATATATTGATAAAACTCTGGTAAGAGGAGAAAATATCAGACTATTTCAATAATTAAAAAAAAAGTAAAGGGCCCTAAAAAATCCTGAAGATTTTGCGGGGCCCTTTTGAATTGCAATGCCGTTTTTGGTTCAGCAAGGCACTCTGTAGTTATCTCTATATCTTCTCACATAACCTGGTCGATGTATGTTACCAGGGATATACTCCTCACGATAGGTGTATCTTGTACAGTATTCGTTCTCTTCATAGTACCTAGGTCTATAACTAGGTGTCACGTATACCCTATCACTTGTAAATGGATCCCAGAACTCCTCCCAGGTGATAGCCTGGGCAGGAGTTGCAATTGCCAAAAGTGATAGCAATGAGATAAAGACTTTCATAGGTTACAAGTCAGCTAATTTTGAAAAATATGACATGGCATCATCCTCATCCTCACCATTAGATGTTGGGGGTTCAGGATTGTTGACTTTGGAATTAACAATCTGTTCTTCCAGTTTCCTGAGTGCATCTTCTTCACTGACACGCTTGGTCTCAGTGACTTCGTATTTATCGTACTCAGTCTCTTCTGCAGCAGCAGTCTTGACTTTCTTATTACCAAGAACATAATCAAGACGCTTCTTCAGATCATCATAGGACTTAAATTGATCAGCAGAAACTAGTTCTGCTAATGGATATTCCTTATTCCAAAGGGCTTCCAATGCATCATCGTCATCCAGAAGGGCAGATGGTGAGGTGAATTCGGACTTATCATAATTCCAATAACCAGCAACCTTAGCCAATTTCAGTTTGAAATTAGCACCTTGCCAGAAATCAAAAGGATTAATAGGAGTCTCGTCTTCATACTCAGGTTGCATTGCATCCATGATCTTATCGAAGATCTTCTTACCGAACTTGTAAAGAAATACCTGACCCTCGTTCTGAGGATTGGCAGGATCTTTTACAACATAGATGTTTGCATAGAAGGACAGTTTACGCTTCTGTTTACGAACAGTGTCCTTATCAGCTTCATTACCAGTGTTCCACAATTCACGGTTCAGTTCCCCAATAGGGTCCTGTTTACCAATAGTGGTCAGAGAATTCTCAATATACCAACCACCAGGACCCTGGAAGGCATGAGAGAACAATTTTACCCAAGGGAGATCTTCTCCATTAGGTGCGGGAAGGAATCGAATAACAGCATAACCATTACCGGACTTATCCATCACGGGTTTCCAGAGTCGTTCGTCTACTCCTCCACCTTGACCCTTATTCTCTTTCTCTACCTGCTGAATCAGTTTCGCAGTCAAGTTCCCCAAAGAGGAATTCTTTTTCAGATTTGAAAATGACATATGTTTTGTATTAAGTGTATTTGGCTTGTGTCTCAGATTTGGTTGGGGTAACTGAGGACCCCTACAATATAAGCCATTTATCAAGGGTTGTCAAGGATTGTTTTTTTCATTTCATCAAGGACCTTAGTCATATTTGAAAAGATATAAGTGATATCAACGTCTTTTGGAAATCCCATTGTAAGTACTTCCTCAAAAATCTTATTTTTCATCCTCTTGGCTTCAGGATCATCAGACAAACTCAGACGTGTATAAAGAACTCTTTGTTTATCTAGAAGAGTAGAAAGTTTTTCAACATGTTCAAGTTTATCTTCTCTACTCATCAAAGAAAATATAAAAACATTTTCATAAATTTCTTTTTGAAGTTTAGTAATGTTGTCCATCTCTTCACGAACTAATTCCGAACTAAAGAAACTACTCATAGAATTCCTACCACTTTCTTTAAAATTCTTTTATATGAGAATATATCAGTATGTATAAAAGGACTATACTTATCAATTCTCATTGATAAAAACTCCCAGACAGGATCTTTTAATTTCTTATCAAAGTTCTTTTTGAATCCCAAAATCCTATCCAAAATAATTAATGTTTCCAATGAAACATCATTTACAAGATGTTCTTTTACAATTATAGGGTGTCTACTTCCATCAATATAAAAAACGTCATCAAACTTTTTATTTTCAAACAAATTAGTGACTTCATTCTTAAAAACATAAGACATTGATTGACTCTTTCTCTTCCAGTTAGAATAATTATCATCACCTTCCTTCATAATCTGTCCAATCCAAAGAGCCTGAGGATCATCACAACTCACAAAGTTTGCCACGAAGTATTCAATGACTTCACTATCATCCTTCTGACGGGACAACTTCTCAAAGAAAAAACGGTCACGACGTTTGTAAAACGACTGAATAGATGCACGCGACTTACCACAATATTTGTGGTAATCATAAGTTTTCTTGGTAAAATGGTTTTTGAGTCCTAAGTAAGACTTATATACATCAAATGCTTTCAATTTTGGTATCATGTAGGATCTTGAATTAAATTAAATGCAAAAGTTATTCTTTCGTTCTTAGATTTTTGTGGATTTACACAATGTACGGTATCACTTGGAAATAAAATCATTGTTCCATTGTTTCCTCCATACCCTACTTGGAAATGAGGAAAAATGATAGGGTGATTTTCATTTTTATGGTAGACAATACCAGAAATATTCCCTACGTGTACATGTTCTGGATTACAATCTCCTTCATATGAAAAATTTGCCCAGATATCATAATTATCAAAATGACCGGGATATTGTCTCAGTCTAATACTTCTATTATCTATATTAAGCATTTTTGCCGTTAACCTAATGGTATAGGCTAACCAATACGAATCAGAAATTAGATGTGCAGGAACAGAACACTGATATGAATTATTAAATATGTTACTGTCTGGGTCATAACCAATATTCGTGTGTCCTTTCAGATAACTGAGAGGATGAGCTTTAATTTTTTTACATTCGTGTGCCCATTCCCCAATCTCATCATTGATTTCTTCGGGTAATTTTGCAATCAGAATAGGAATATGATCACGAAGGAATTTTACATCAAATTGGAAGTTTTGCATGAGAGGTTCTCTTCAAGAAGTTTAGTTCAATCGCCTCACATTTAATCTTCTCCTTCAAAGGCTTGGAGATTAGTTTAGGAACTGCCTCAACATCAATACTATTCTTCTCACAAAAGAAAACAATAGAATCAATATAACTCATGTCAGTATTAGTTGTATGAATCTTCTCAATCTCTTCCGAAAACTTTCTGGGACAATAAAACTTACTTTCCAAAAGTTTATCAATGTCTTGATTATCAGGCATTATTGTCATGCAATTGGAATTCAACAAACTCTCTAATATATTTTGTGAGTAGTTTGATATACTTAGACTTATCATATTCTTCATAAACTTCACACTCTCCATTTTCACAAGTCATAATAATAACGAATTTTTTAACTGTAAGACCAGTTAGTTCATACAACATACAAGCATAGGCCGCACACTGTACAAAGTATCCTTCAATCCACTCACGTTTCTTGGGTTTCTTTGAAGTCTTGAAGTCAATGATAGCCAATTCATTATTATACTCGGCTATACAATCTACTGTTCCAGCAATACCTAAAAACTCACTGTACAGAGGAGTTTCTAGTCCATGTATATTATCTATGTTCTTTAGATCCCCTTTGGCAAGCTTAAACAACATATCAGAAAGAGGTTGGACTGTAGGAAGATCCTCATTCTTTAAATAATGTTCAATCAAAGTATGAGTATCAGTACCACGACTAGTAGACTGTTTAGTTACTTTGTTTGCTTCTTCATTACCAACTCTCTTCCTCCAATCTGCAAAAATCTGACGATTATAGTGACTAATAACAGAAGTAATAGAAACTAATTTCTTTCCAGAGGGAGTATCATAAAACCTAATCCCATTGATAGTCTTTCTTGACAATCTTGGGACTTCTATTTCAACATGATTAAACATTACATACCTAGTTCAAGTTTTGCAACAATGTATTCCTTTACAAGACCACTTCTACAAATGTCCTCTGCCTGGAATTCTATTGTATCAAAGGATGGCATATTATTCAAGATTCTCATGAAGTCAATAATACCATTCCTTTCAACTGTCTTCACAAGATCAGTCTGAGTTGCGTCTCCACAGAACATCAACTTAGAATCTTCACCAACACGGGTAATCATAGAATCCAGTTCGTGGAAATTGAGATTCTGAAATTCGTCAACAAGAACAATTGCATTATCCAAAGTGGTTCCACGAATGAAACTAGTGGACCAGAATGTAATAGATCCTTGTGACTTAAGGTTACTATACAACATTTTAAATGCATTGTCATCAGGCATCTCAAACATGTATTTTACCATGTTCTTGTATGGAATCTGATAAAGAGATGACTTGTCCTCATGGTCACCAGGTAGAAACCCGATCTCTCTGGTTGCTACAAGAGATCTGACAATGTAAATCTTCTCATAAGGTGTCTTGGGATCTAAAACATCTAAAAGAGCATTGTAGAGGGCAATAAAGGTCTTACCAGTACCAGCACATCCATATGCAACTAGATTTTGATTCTTCTTATAAAGATCAAAAAATAATTCTTGATTGGGTGTAAGGGGTTCAATTTTCTTGATGTAATCAAGATTAATTGGTTTCTTTCTTTTCATTTGTTTATTAGTCATACCAAATGGAACTGAGTTTGTACTTCCAATACCGGACTTACTCTTTCTAGGCATACTTTATTAGTCGTAATGTTTTAGGGTCGAACCTGGTTGTTGTTTCGCTTTACCGATAACGTCTTTCCATCCTGGATGTTTGGTATAAAGTTTTGAAAAAGGTTCTCCCATCTCAAGACCCAAACAAGGAGCATTCTCTGGAGTATAATATCTTTCCCAATCAGGATTATCTTCTTTCCATTGATCCCAATCATGAATACTCATTTCTATATCTTTGGTTTCACCAGTATCTTTATGTCTAATTGGATATGTGGCCAAAATTCATTCCTCCCTCATAATAATTTATACTTATCACCACTCCAAAGATTCTGAAATGGTAGAAAGGTTGTAGATTATATCATATCAACCACTCATTATCAATACCTCCAAGTGCTTCTGCTGTTATGGGAAACTCTTTACAAAATATCTCCTTACAAGATTTTGCAATTTCCATATGCTCTTTCTGTGTTCCATTCTTCTCTCGCAGAGCAATGTAGGTAATCCAACTCCGCAGACTGCCAGACATATAAAGTCTTGTAGGTGTAGCAAGAGGGAGAACAAATCTTGCGCATTCCTTTGCAATACCACATTCTAACAGTTCTTTGTAAAGTTCCATACTACCTTCAAAGTGGTTTTGAATCTTAACTTGAAACTCTTCACAAACAACAGGATCAATATCATCAATAGAGTTCTGACGATTCTTAATGTCTTGTCTACGGAGTTCTGGTATCGGTATTATCTCCGCAAGTAGGGAGGAATCAGCATATCTCTGTGAGAATTCTTGAAAAGTAAAAGAACGATGCCGTAGAATCTGAGCAGCAATACCACGATTGGTTTCAATCTCCACAGTCAGATAAGCCTGTTCAAAGATACTCCAATGTTGATGTTTGATACAATACTTCAGTAAACCAGAAATCTTTTCATTCTCTTGATTGTTTGGATTACTTACCCTAGCACAATATGCCATATGCTTTTCAGCATCAGGAGTAACACTAATAAGTTTCACATTCATGTCAATTCTTCCTCATCCCATTCATCTTTCTCAATTTTTCTAAGTTTTTTTAACTCTTTCATCATAGTTTTAATTTCTTGATATGCAGATTCTGGTGACATCTTACCACTGATCTCAAATCCAACAATCAAAGAAACCTTATCACCGAATCTTGCAAGTGCTCTTTCAAACTCTGATAGACTAGAATAAACCATTACTCAACATCATAAAATACTTCATCATAATCATCAACAGGAACATTTGTGTATGTAGGTTCTTCTATAACACCTTCCAATTCATCAGAGAACAACTCTGCTTTGAGTGTGTCTAAAAGAAATTCAATTCTACAAATAGTTGATTTCAGTTTCTCTTTATCCATTAGTATAATACGCCTCAAAATACTTTATAATTCCAGATGCATCCACATTACCTTGTGAGACCCAGTCATGGGAACATTCAGAAATACTTTTCATACTATAAATTGGTTGACCATTCTCATCTATCTGAGAACCATACTTATTCAATAAAAGAGAGTAAACTTTTTGTCTGATCTCTAATCGATCATCACTGTATCTCCAGTCTTCCATAGTAGCCATGTGAAATTGAGTCACACAACTAATTATACACAAAAAAAGGACGGGAGTCAATCCCGTCCTAAAAACTAAACTAAAATTCTCCTACAAATTCGTTTACATGCTGCTTGATTGTCGTCACATTCGACCAAACAATCATAATAGTCATTTAAAAGATCAGATTCCTCAGAAGATTTTTCTAAACTTTCCACGAGACCATTTATGTCCTGTTTCCATCCTGCAAGTTGGTTGTATGATAGTGTCATGACTTACTCCTTTATCAGTGTGAATATAATGAAAAAAATTTAAAATTTCTTCAAATCGTCCTTCACCTCCAGTAATTCTACACTATCTATTCAAAATATGTCAGGATACACTAACTTAACTAAGTTTTATTTCATTCTTATATAAAGACAAAAAAAGAGAGGATTCTTAATCCTCTCTGTATAGTAAGTTTAACTCACTTTACGTAAGTATCACCCCTGTAACAGAATGTTCCATGGGGTTCTTTTGACTCCACCTGATGTACATCATACTCAACACCACGATAAGTGGTATGAGAGATTTGTGAATCATGAAGAGCAGCAGCTTTATCAATCTGCCTTTTGATCATGAGTAACGTGTTCATGATTGACTCCTAAAGTAATTGGATTTTAAGGTCCGTTCCTTTAGTCGTTTGCGTCCCAGCAACCTTCTTCTGTATAGTCCATAATGACTTCCATAACTTCTGACTTATAATCAGAAGTCATTTCTTCATTAATATTGTTTCTCAAGTTCTCTACGAGTTCTTGAGAAGCACTACAGGTGAGGACAGATGCCAGAAT